ATTATTATAGATAAATATGAAGAATTTCCATATTTTGATGATGTTTCTAAAGATATTTTTTTAAATAAAAAAAGAGTTTTTATAGATCCTGGAAAAAATACTTTATTACAAATGATGGATGATAATGGTGTTATTTCAAAATATACAAATGCTGAAAAAATGTTCCATAGAAAACAACAAAAATACAATCGAATTATAAAGAATCATAAAGATAATTTAGATATAACAAAAAAAGAAAATGAATTAAGTTCTTTTAATTTCAAAACGTGTAACATAGAAAACTTTCAAAAAGCAATTCAACAAAAAAATAAAATAAATAAAATAGTACTTGAAAAATATCAAGATGAAAAATTTAGAAAGTATAAATGGTATGCTTATATACAAAAGAAAAAAGAAGAAAATAAAATGATTAATAAAATAAAAAGTAAGTATGGATCAGACATACTATTAATTCATGGAAATTGGAATCAAACAAAACAAATGAAACATTTAATATCAACTCCAAACTTATGTATAAGAAAAAAACTAAACGAACATTTTGATGTTTATTTAATAGATGAATATAAAACATCAAAATTATGTTATAAAAATGAAAAAGAATGTAAAAATTTATATCTTAAAGGAAAAAAAATACATACAATCCTAACATATCAAATGGAAAATAATAGGCTTGGTTGTATAAATAGAGATAAAAATTCTACATTTAATATGAAAAAAATTTTTGATCATTATATAAAAACAGGTCTAAGATTACAAAATTACCAAAGATGTTCAACCGCTGTAAAAAGCCGTCAATGACATCCAGCCTTAGATAGAGGTACATACACCTTTAAACTTTATAATTCTTATTAAAGTCGACATTTTAAATGTTAAAAGGTGTAAATTAAAATATAAGTTTTAAATAGATGTATTTAAAATTAATATTAATCATTATTTTATTATTTATAATATACTATGTTTATGACGTTTATCATAGAGCAAGTTTTATAATTGAAAGCTTTGAAGATAAATATTCACAAAATGAAGAATATAAAGATGCTTTTGATAAAGAATACGTAGATTTTTATGACATTATTTATAAAGACAATCAACATGAAGGTGAATTATTAAAATATGTAGATGAACAATTAAAAGATTATGAAGAACCATCAATATTAGTTGTTGGTAGCGGCAAAGGTTCATTTTTAAACAAAGTAAAAAAAAAATATAAACAAACACATGGTTTCGATAGATCTGAAAATATGTTAAAAAAAAGTCAAGAAAATTATCCATATATTAAAACAATTAAAGGTGATATTACAAGAAAAAAATTATTTGATAATAATAGTTATGATTTAATAATATTTGATGAAGATGTTATTAATCAAAATAATAAAAATAAAATAGAACAAATTATAAAAAATGTAAAACCTTATTTAAAAAAAAATGGTATTTTGCTAGTTCCCATTTATGAAGAAAATTATTTAGGACCACGAGCAAGATATTATACAACTAATTATTTTGATAAAGAAAAAAATAGACATGGATTTACATATATTAATAATTTTTCGCACAATTGTTATTATGTGAAAAACAAAGAAGAAAAAAATGGATTTAATTATCAATATTTTGATAAAATAGTATTAAAAGATGGAAACGCAAGAATAAAAAAAACTCCATTATATATTCCAGAAAAAGAAGATTTTTATGAATTATTTTTAAAAAATGGATTTATTGTTAAAAAAATATATCAATTAAATGATTTCAGCGAAATTAAATATGAAGTAGCAATATTTAAACCAGGAATCAATAAAATTAATGTTGAAAAAAGTGATGACAAATTAAATAATTAATTAATAATTAAAATTATATAAAATATAGGATAATAAGTTAATAAATGAATACTAGATTAATTAGTTCATATTTATTTTTTATAAATATATATATTTCTTTTTATAAAGAAGATTATATATATACATTTTTATTTAGTAATTTATTAATATCATCAATAATATTACATTGGTTGCAGAATGATTTAAATCATTTAACAAAAGAAATACAATTATTTAAAAAAATAGATTCAATAAATGTAAATTTAGTTATTATTTATGGATTTTATTTATTTTTATATAAAAATTTTAAACAAAAAAATAATATCTTCTACAATGGAATTATTATTTATTTATTTTTATTTAGTGTATATTTATATTATTATGGTTATTATAAAAAAAAATACTTTTTTGATTCAAATGATAATAAAGCAACTCTATATCATTCATTCGTTTATTTAATGGGTATTATTGGTCATATTTTAATTTTATTGATTTAAATAAAAATATAAAAATATAAAAATATAAAAATATAAATAATAAAAATAATAAAAATAATAAAATGAATAAAAATAATCAATATAATTAATATGGATAAAGTAGAAGATTATATAGCATCGCATCCAACAGGTCGTTCAACTATAGTAAATAATGTTGTTGTTAAAGATAATGTTAAAAATAATATAAAAACTCAAGAACAAGCATCAGCAGATATAAATAATAAAATTAATAATAATGAATTTGTATGTAATAAAAATCAAGAAAATTTTGAAAATTGTAATGATACAAATAATAGTTTTACATTATTATATATTATATTAACATGTATTTTAGTTATTATATTTTATTTTTTATACAAATTTATATTTAAAATATAATAAATCAATTAAAAATTATATTTAATTTTAAATATTTTTTCAAATACTATTTGAAAAAATATATATATAATAAATATATAAATGTCTAATTCTAAATCTTATAACAAAAAACAATTTCAAAGTAATCTTAATAAATTAATAAATCAAGTATCAAATAAAAATAATAAATATGGTGGTAGCAAAAAAGATGAATCAAATATAAGGACATTTAAAGTTGTAGAATTAAATGGAAAAGTAGTTGATTTTGGTAATTTTACTATAAAAAAGAAAACATCAGGTGGTAATCCTGGACCAGGACCATTAACAGCAGCGCGAAAAGCATTACAATCTATAGCTAAACATTTAAAAGTAAATAAATCAAAATTAAATGCTAGTTTTATGATTCAAGAAATAACAAGAGGTAAAACTCAATATAAAATATATGGACCTTATAAAGGTTCTTATAGAAAATATTCTGCAAAAGAGTTAAAAGATAAAAAAATAGAAACAAAAGACGGAAAAACAATTATTTTAGAATATGAACCTTTAGTAAAATTAGAAAAATCAAAAGGAAAATCTGGAGGAGGATGAGGTTCGTCTAACTTCAATCCATTAGAGTTATTTAAAACTCAAAATGGAGGAAGCTGAGGTTCTGCAAATAATCATCCAAAAGATGATTAATGCTAAATAAATAAAATAATAAATAATAAATTATTAGAATGACTGGTTTTATAAAAAATAATAATAAAACTATGAATTAATAATTTTATATTTATTTAATATATATGTTGTCTTTATTTAATTCTATTAACCAATCTAAACAACAAACACAAAATGAATCAAAATTATATAATTACGAAATAATGTCTTTTCCAAACAAAAAAACAAATTTTGGTAATTATACAGGAGCATATCCTAAACAAGGTGCAGAAAAAGCATTTACATTTTTATCTTCTTTAATGCTAGATAAAGTAAAAGAAGATGGAAATTTTATTGTATTTTCTATAAGAAAAAAAAGCGCAAATGAAATAAATATTAATAAAATACATAAATTTATTGGTACAGTTGTAGAATTAGAAAATCCAGTGTATAATAATTCATTAGAAAGAAAATTAAAATTTAAAAATGTTGTTTCTAAATATAATCCGGAATTGGATAAAATACAATCAGTAACAAATCATAAAATTCATTATAGAAATAAAAAACCAATGAAACAATTACAAAAATTACAAAAATTAAATCAATCAAAAAAATTAAATCAATCAAAAAAATAAATCTATCATTAATTTAAATTATTGTTTTTATTATAATAATTAATGTACCATGTATCATAAGAATTAATTCTTCTTAATGTATAAGGTGTTAAATAAGGATTTGATTTTACATAATCATTATTTGTTAAATACATTGCTCTCCATTTTCTTCTATTGATTCTTTTTTTTTCATTGTCATAATAATTAGTAAAATAATTATTAATAATATATTGCCATTGAGCTCTACTAATTCTATTTATCATTATATTTATAAAATATATTTATTTTTATAAATACTAAATATAAAAATTATAATAAAATAAAAATAGTAATTAATATTAATATAGTTATGGACGAAGAAGCATTTTCATCATCATCTATTGAAGTAAAACCAATTAATTCTAATTGCAAACAAAATACATCAACAACTATCCAATCCACTAATTCAAATAATGAAAAATTAGATAATACAAATAATCAATTAGAAGCATCTTCTGTACATGACCATACTAATAATGTAAAACCTTTATATGGCGGTAATATTTATAAATTAAAAAATTATGAAATTATTTATAAAAAAAAAAAGTTTCAAATAAAATCAAATAACATTAATAAAGCATTGTTATATTTAGTAAATAGCTTAAATATAAATCATGACTGTCTTTTTGAAATAAAAACAAATAAAAAAAAAAATGATATATATCATTTTAAAAATAACAAAAGAAAAATAATCAATAAAATAAATTAAATTAAGAATTTGTCTCCAATAAATATTTTTGAGTCTTATACACATATTCCTTAATAGTATCCCATGTTTCACTTTCAAAAACAACATTTTCTTTACGATAATTTACCCCACTACTATTATTCCATATTAATTTTTTAATTTTAGAAACATCTAAATAATTATATTTTTTTAAAATAAATTCACATATATTTTTATTTGTGTGAAAATCTACAGCAGAATAATCCCAATTTTCTAATTTTAAATCACATACATATATATTAATAGGTTTTATTAGCATGTTATTCATGAGTACTCCATTATTATTAATAAATCGCGTTTTCCATATTTGAATACATTTTTTAATCATAACTTTATCTACATCCATACAACCATAAGCAATTCGCATATGAAGTGAAATTAACATAGATATTTGATTTTCATTTAATTTTCTATTGCCATTGTTATTACCATTGTTATTCAAATTTTCATAATCATTTAACTCTTCATAAATATTTTTATATGAATTATTTACCATATTTTTTAATTTTTTATTATAATTATCTATTTTTTTTGTATTTGCACTTATATAAACAAATCCTAATAACCATTGATAAATATATTTTTTCATTTTAAATTTTTTAGTACTCAAAGCAATCATAAGCCAAATGAGTGTAGTTAAGGATTCATGTATAAATGTATCTTCAATATGAATAATAATCATTCTTCTTAAAAATTCATTAAAATCTAATTTCATTAAATGTAAGGAAGTACTTAATGCTCTATTTACATCCATTTTACGAATATTTTTTTGTAAATGTGATTTTAATAAATGAACATTCTTATATTTCATTTCTTTTACAATATTATATTCATCAGATTCATAGTTTTCAAAATATCCACATATATAAAAATAATACCCTTTTTTTATATAATCACAATTAACATGTTGTATGAAGTTTATTTTTTCAGGTCTATCTATTAACCAACAACCATCAAAATCAGGTCTAAATTGATTTGTCCATTTTATATAAAAATATTTTCTCATTTTTATTTCATTTCCATCAATACCAATACCAATATTGTTAATTGTTTTAAAGAAACAATCTATTGTACTTTGATTATTCATCTTTTTTCTTTACTCAAAAAATTATTTTATTTTAAGTTATTTAAATTTTTAATTATATATAAATTCTAAATAATTATATTTTATAAATTTAATTATTTATACAAAAAAAATCATTTTTTAATATTTTTTTAATATTTTTCTACTTCTATTCTACTTCTACTCCAAATAATGTTTTCTACAAACTGCTTCATAACTAGAATCTTCTCCAACCATAATAACATCATTGTTATTCACAATTCTTTTTGTAAAACAAGCTTTTGTTCCATTTTTACATTTTTTACATAATGCACTTAATTTAATAATTTCTTCAGCATGAGGAATCAAACTTAAAACATCTCCAAAAGGTTTTTTTTCAAAATCAGATATTAATCCAGCACATATTATTTTTTTATTATAAACATCAAGCCAATTAGTAATTTTTTCAAAAGCATCACTAAAAAATTGAATTTCATCAATAATTATAACTTCAGCATCATTAAATAATTGTTTAAATTCATCTTTTTCAAGTTCTGCTAATTTTTCAATATTAATTGAATTATTTATTGAATCTTTATCATGAGTACAAATTCCATGAGTACCATATCTATTATTAATACTATGATTAATAACTAAAACATTTTTTTCTAATATATTATACATTTTAATTTTCTTAATTAATTCAGTGCTTTTACCAGCAAACATTGGTCCAATAATTAATTCTAAGCTACTAATACACATAATTAAGTACTATATATATTATTATTCATTCATTCTTATATATATTTTTATTAATAAGTAAAAATTATTAATAACCTTGCATTTTTAATAAAAATAATAATGAAATAAGTTATTCTAAAGTGCGCTATTATGTAAATAAAGTTCTATTAAAGATAAAGTAATAAAATAAAATTTAATAGAATCTGTATATGTATATACATAAATAGTATCTTTTGTATTATAAATATTAGTTTTTAAACGATTATATTTTTGTTTCATTTTTTCAAAACAATTATTTAAATATTCTAATTCTTTTTTAAAATTTTCTTTAAATACAGCATTTACAATATTTTTTTCACCTTTACTTTCTATTTCATATAAATATTTATTAATATTTATTAATAATTTAGCATGAATTTCTTGAATTTCTTTAAAATAAAGAAGTGTATCTTCTGTTTTATAATAAGTTGAATCTAACATTACTTTTTTAAAAAATGAATTATCATATGTTTCTTTTTTTGATTGAACATTATTTATATAAGTTGATATTAATTCAAATATATTATTAGAATTATACGAATTACTTAAAATTCCTTCTTCACTAATCAAACTTTCTAATTGTGATGTATTATAAGTATCAAAATCATTTAATAAATTTATAATTTTTGATTTATATTCTGTATTATTATTATTTTCCTTCTTTTTATATAATTTCATAATATTAATTAGTTTTTCATAATTTTGACCCAATGATTTTAATGTTTGATAATTTATTGTTTTTGTTTGAGTATTTATTTGTGGAATATTAGTTATGGGATTTAAAATAAATAATTCATTTATTTTTATATCAAATTTTTTATTTAATTTTTTAATTATATTAATTAATAAAGTATCTTTATCAAAATAAAATTTATATTTATCTTGTTTTTTCTTTTGTTGTTCAAAATCTGTAATTTTTTGAATTTGTTTCATTATTTCAATATTATTTTTAAAAAATTCAGTAAATTTTTTTTTTAATTCACTAAAATTAAAATTTAAAGATTGAATATTAGTAATTTTCTCAGATTCTAATTTTTTAATTATATTATTAATATCTTCAATAGCACTAGTTTTATTATTTATTAATGATTTATTTTTATTGATTTCTATTTTATTTTCTTGAATTTTATTTAATTTAGATCTTAATTTTTGTTGATCATCTTCTTTTTTTTTTATAGATCTATCAAACTGGCTTATCTTTTTTTGTATTTCTGATTTATATTTTTTACCCTTAAGATTTAATTTATTATTTTCTGTTTTAAATACATATTCGTTTTTTAAATTAGTTATTTCATTTATATCTTTTTTAATAGAAGATTTTAAAGTTTCTAGTTCTAATTCATAATTAGGACTATTTTTTTTTTTAGTTTGATAATTAGTTTTTTTAGATGTTAATTCATCTATTATTTTTTGATTTTCTTTTTTTATTTTATTATAATTTTCAATTATTTGTTCATATATTTTTGTAATATCAAAAATATCTTTATAATCTTCAATTTCTGTTTCAAAAATATCAAATTTATAATCAAGAGTATCACTTCTATTTTTCATTAATTTTAATAAATCAACATTAAATTCTTCTGGTTTATCAAATATATATTTAATACATGTTATTATTATTTTATTTATATAAAATAGATTTTCATGATAAAAATCATTCATTTTATCTTTAGTTGAATTATTTATAAAATTTCCTCCTCCTTTTTTTTCTTTATATATATAACTTGGTTTATTTTTTAACTTACCAAAATTCATTACATATTTAGTAGCTTCTTTTCTTTCTTGATTTCTGATTTTTTTTTCTAAATTAGTAGTATTAGTTGATATACTTTCATATTTTTTTGATTGATTAATATTTTTTTGTAAATTAGTAGTACTAGTTGATATACTTTCATATTTTTTTGATTGATTAATATTTTTTTGTAAATTAGTAGTACTAGTTGATTTTTTTTTGTTTTTGCTGGATAAATGTTGTTTTAATGTTTTTAAATTTTTTGTCATTTTAAATTTATCAGATTCTTGAATTAATTTATTATATTTATTAATAATTTTATATGGAATTAACAGATAATTAAAAATAATATTTGATTTTACTAATAATTCTAATAATTTATTTATATTTTCTTTAATATCTTTATCAACTTTCGCAACAATACCCTTTGATTCAATTTTAACCCTTTTCTTTTTTTTTGATTTACTAAAATCAATATTCATATTATTATTGGATGAAGCATTTCCATAATTATATTTATAAATATCAACATTAACAGATTTAATAATTGGTAATTTATAATTAAAAAAATAATTCTTATAATAATCAATATTTGCCATTATTAATTGATTTGCTTCAATTGCCATTGTATTTTTATAATATTTCTGATATTCATATGAATTAATTAAATATAACAATGGAATAACATATGTATTTAAATAAACTTTCTTTTGATTACTTACACTCAATGTTTCATTATTAGAATTAAATCCTTCTTTTGATGAATTATAAAATTTAGAATTATTTACATTTGCTAATTTTGATTTAATAAAATCATTTACTAAAACTAAATAATTATCATAAATTTCTGGAGTTTTTTTTAATATTGTATCAAATCTTCTATATACTTTTTCATTTTTAGTATTTTTTTTATTAGTTGTTTTATTACTTGAATTACTATTTGTAGCATTTGAATTACTACTCATACTAATAATTAAATAGATATTAATTTAAAATTTAAATTTTAAAAATTAATTTTGATAGATGAATTATAATTTATTAATTTTGATTCATTAATTTCAAAATAATTGATTTATCTAAATAATAATCATATATTTCTTCTTTTTTGTTACTAAAAAATTCCATATTCATATTTCCTAATTTACTAAAATATTCATATTTCCAAAAATAATAAAATATTGAACTTATTATCAAAATAAGCATTAATACTAATATTGCATTTCTAGTATTCATATTTTATTATTAACAAATATAATTTTATATATTATCAAAAATTAAAAAATTAACAAAATAACAAAATAATAACAAGAATATATAAATTTAATAAAATATAATTATAAACAATCAAAAAAATTATTAAAAAAATATTAAAAATTGAAAATAATTAATTTGTAAAAAATTATTTATATAAGAATTAAAATATATATAGAAACTATGAGTTCTAATAATATGTCTAAATATAACATTTACAATTTCCTTGATGAACATATTGTAGAAAAGGGTAAAAAATTTACTCATACATCAATGGGGAAACCTACGGGTGCTTTTTATATTAAAGATGAAGAATTAGAATATTTTTATAAATTATACGAAGAAGCAATATTAACTGGTAAAAAATTACACATTACTGAAAAACATGAAGACATTGGTCCAATAGTAATCGATTTAGATTTTAAATACGAACATGAAATTTTTGAAAGAAAACATAATATTGAAATTATTAAGAAGATAGTACAAATATACAATGAAATTTTATTAGATATACTAGACATTGATGAAACAGATGAAAGATTAAATGCATTTGTATTTGAAAGAGAAAGCGTATATCGTGTGAAAGCAATAACTAAAGATGGAATTCATATCTTATATCCAAACATTATAACACCTCCAGAAGTACAATATTATATACGTGAATGTGTTTTAAAGAAAATAGTTCCTATTTTAGAGGAATTACCATTAACAAATAAGCCATATGATGTAGTTGATAGGTCAGTAATTAGAGATACAAATTGGTTATTATATGGTAGTTCTAAACCAAATATTGAACCATATCAATTAACGCATATATTTAATTCAAGATTAGAAGAATTAGATATAGCAAATTATGAATTTCATATGAATATTGCTGAATTTTTTTCTATTAGAAATAAGAAAGATTCAGATTTAATTCATATTAAACCTGAAAAACAAAATTTATTGGAAACAATTAACATTAAAAAGAAATCAATTCGAATGAAACGCAAAAATGTTATAGTTGATGATTACGATGAAATAACTAAATTAGTAAATATATTAAATGATGAAAGAGCCGAATCTTATTCAGAGTGGATTTCATTAGGTTGGTTATTACATAATATTGACGCTAATTCGCAAGAATTATTAGATTTATGGGTTGATTTTAGTAGAAAATCATCAAAATTTAAAGAAGGAACATGTGAAAAAGAATGGAATAAATGCAAAGATGATGGATTAGGATTAGCAACATTACATTATTGGGCAAAAAATGATAATTTTGAAAAATATAGAGAAATACAAGAAAATAGTTTAAATAAACTTGTTGAAAAGTCTATTAAAACACCAACTCATTGTGATATTGCTAATGTTTTATATAAAAAATATGAATATGAATTTAAATATAGTAATGAAGAATGGTATAAATTTGAGAATCATGTATGGGTCAAGGAAAAAGATGGAATAAGTCTAAGAATGAAAATATCAAATGAGTTAGTTGAGATTTATTCAAGAATTATATCAAGTTTTAATAAAATGATTACATCAAATGACCCAGGAGTAAGTGAAGAAGATAAAGAAGAATGTAAAGCAAAAAATAAAGAAGTATTAGAAATTATTAAGAAATTAAAAACAACTAGTTTCAAAGACAATATATTAAAAGAATGTAAAGAAAAGTTTTATGATAAAAATTTTATCAATAAATTAGATACAAATAATTATTTATTAGGATTTAAAAATGGTATTTATGATTTATTATCTGGAGAATTGAGAGATGGTCGTCCTGATGATTATTTAGAAATGAGTACAGAAATTGATAAAATAGATTTTGAAGAATCAAATGAAAATTTCATTGAATTACAAAATTTCATCAATACAATATTTACTGATGAAGAAGTTAGAGAATATTTTATGTTATTTTTAGCATCATGCTTACAAGGACATAATGCTGAAGAAAAGTTTAGGATTTGGACGGGTGTTGGATGTCATGCTTATAATACAAAAATAATAATGTATGATGGCAATTTAAAAAATGTTCAGGATATAAAAGTAGGTGATAAATTAATGGGTGACGATTCAAAAGAAAGAAATGTTTTAGAATTAAAAAGAGGTTATGATAAAATGTATGAAATTGAAACAATTAAAAATGAGAAATTTATTGTAAATGGAGAACATATATTAAGTTTAATGGCAACACAAATAGGAAGTTTTTCTAATTCAGTAAAAGAATCAAGATTTAAATTGACATGGCAAGAAAGAAATGAAAATGGAATTCCAGTAATTAAATGTAAAAATTTTCCTTATAAGTCTGATAATAGAGAAATATATAAAAAAAGTGTAGTTTATTATGAAAATAGTGATGAAGCATATAATGAAGGTTTAAAATTTAGACAATTATTATATGAAAATAATAATAACATAATAAAGAAAGGAGATATTATTGATATTAGTCTAAATAAATATCTAGAAATAAAAAATAAAATTGGTGAAAGAAATTATTATTTATTTAAAACAGGAATTGACTTTGAAGAAAAAGAATTAATATTAAACCCATATATTTTAGGTTATTGGCTTGGTGATGGTACATCTAGAACATCATCAATTACTACTATGGATACTGAAATAATTGAATATTTTAAAAATTATGCTATAGAGAATGATTTAAAAGTAACAGAATATAAAAAGAAAGATAACAAAGCATCTACATACTTATTTACAAGAGAAAAAGATATTGGAGATAGATATGCGAATAAATTTTTGAAAAAACTAAAAGATTTAAATTTAACAAATAATAAGCATATTCCAGAAATATATAAAAAAAATTCAAGAAAGAATCAATTAGAATTACTAGCTGGATTAATTGACAGTGATGGACATTATCAAAAAAAATCTAAACAATATGAAATAACATTAAAAAATAAAAATATTATTGAAGATTTATCATACATTTCAAGAAGTTTAGGATTTTCAACAACTATACGACAAGTAAATAAAAACATTAAGGAAAATGAAAAAATAGTATTTGAGGGTATATATTATAATTTAATAATATATGGAAATAATTTAGATGAAATACCTGTAAAAATTAATAGAAAAAAGGCAGAAAAAAGATTAAAAAATAAAAATCCAAATGTGTATAGTTTTAAAATAAAAGAATTAGAAAAAGATAATTATTATGGATTTGAACTAGATGGAAATCATAGATATTTAATGGATAATTTTATAGTTACTCATAATTCAAATGGTAAATCGAAATTAATTGAATTATTCGTAGGTGCTATGGGAAATTATGCTATTAAATTTCCAATAACATTATTGACTGGAAAAAGAGCTGCTTCAAATGCTTGTAATCCTGAATTAGTAAAAGCAAAAGGAAAACGCTTTGGATATTTTGAAGAGCCTAGTGAAAATGAGAGAATAAATGCTGGATTAATGAAAGAATTTACGGGAGGGGATAAAGTATATGCAAGAGCACTTCATAAAGATCCTATAGAATTTAAGCCACAATGGAAATTAGCATTGTTATGTAATGATATACCAGAAGTACCTCCACATGATACAGGTACATGGAGAAGAATGGAAATTGTAGAATTTAAGTCAAGATTTTGTATGAATCCGAGAGAACCAAATGAATTTGCTATAGATACAAGATTATCTGAGAAACTTAAAAATTGGAAAGAGTTATTTATGGCATTATTATTAGATAAATATTATTTAATGTATAAGAAACAAGGTATTAAGGTTCCAACAGAAGTAATTAAATTTACTTTAGAATTTCAGAAACAATGTGATATTTATACGGATTATATTATAGAAAAATTAGAAGAAACAAAAGATATGGATGATATATTAGATTTATCAGAAATGTATGATGAATTTAAAATATGGTATGAAGATACATTTTCAAATCATAAATATCCATCTAAAGTAGAGTTTAAGAAATATTTGATAAAAAGATATGGAAAGAAAATAGTAACAACAAAAGGAATCAAAGGATTTAAGTTTAAAGATTCAGTAAATGAAAAACTAAAGAATTCAAATAGTATGTCAGAAATAGGATATTAGAAACATTAAAAACATTAAAAACATTAAAAACATTAAAAACATTAAAAACATTAAAAACACAAAACATTTAAAATATTTAAAATTTTTATTTAAAAAAAAATGAATCTATTATTATAGGAATATGGCTTATGCATTATTTGGTTTATTATATAGCTCGTTGAGTACATTTTTATTATTATTAGGATTAGGTACAGCAATAAATAAATCAGGAAGATTTTTTAAAACATTAGAAAATGAAGATACTGATAATTTTAAAAAAGCATTTGATAAAACAGCAAATGAAATAATAGTTAATTTTAACGATAGTTTTGAAGCAATTAATTTAATATCTGTCAATGTATCTAAAATATTGGTTTTATTTTATGAATTAATGATTGGAATAAAGATGATAAAGAAAACAAAAGATGGAAAAATTATTGTTGATGATAAAAATAATATGTTTGAAGATTATAAAAATAAAATAAATAATTTAAATAATAAAATTAAAAATTACAAACAAAAACTAAAAGAAAATAATCAAGAAGTAGATGGTATGAATGATGATATTGATGATGACGATTCAGATACAAATGAAGAAAGTGAAGAAATTGAAGAAGTAAATGCAGAATAAAAATATGAAACCTAATAAAAACAAAATTAAATTCTTATTTTATATATAAAATCTTTATATTCATTTAATATATGGATTTAGTGAATAATAATAGTAACTTTGCATTATATTTATTTTTATTTTTATCATTATTATCAGTTGGTAATGATATATATGAAGTTTATTTAAGTACAATGGATACAGAATTTGTTAAAAATCAAAAAGAAAAATTTGGTACATATATAAAATTATTTGAAGATTTAATGTGTAATAAAGTAAAAAAAGTTAAAAATAAATTAATTTTTGAGGAAGTTAATCAATCAAATAAGAGTGAAAATAAGATTAATATAGATAAAGAATCAAGTAAAAATGATATAGATAAACAATCAAGTAAAAATGATATAGATAAACAATCAAATAAGATGGAAAAAGACAATCAATTAGATAATCAATCAGATAATCAATCAGACAATAATATTAAAAAAAAAGAAATATATGAAATTTCTGAAGAAATAAAAAAATCAAATGTAGAAGTTAAAATAAAAAAGAAGAAAAAAATAAAGGATGAAAACAACATTATAGATAAAAAAAGCAATAATGATTATGAAAATAATATTAACATATTAAAAAAAATAGTTAAAAAAAAAGAAAATTAATTACTATTATTTTTTTTAACAGAATTAAAATATAGAATAATAAAAACGTATAAAACAATAAATAAAATTAAAGTATAACTTAAAACATTAATTATATAATTATTTGTTTTTTCTTCTTGTTGATTCATTAAAATTCCTTGATTTTTAGTAGTAATTTTTCTAGTTATATTTTCATTTAAATTATTAATAACAATATCATTAATGTTATTTACATCATCAACATTTTTCATATTTAATTGTTTCATTTCATCAGTCATTAATTGTTGATAAATTAATAAATTTGAAATATAGTCTTTAAAATCCGCTGAACCATAATTATTGTCAATATTGTCATCATAATAATTTTCAAAATTTAAAATAGCTGTTGTAACATTATTCGAATTATTCCAATTTTTTTTATCAAATATTTTATTATCTATTTTATAAACATCAATAAAATATAAAGAAGAGCTATATTGATCTAATTCAAATGAATTATGATAATAAACAAAAAAACTTTCATTTTCTTCATTAGATATTTTAATGGCTTCTTCAATTGTATAAACTTTAGAACCATATGTTTTAATAGAATCTTGAAACTGAGAATCATCTATAATATTTTGTAAAGCATCAAAATTATTAAATAATTTCCATTTTTTTTCAATATCATTTCCTCCATTACCACCTTTTTTATATGAATTCATATTTAATTTATTAATATTTTCCATAGCATCTTTCATTGAAATATCTTCATTTTTATTAATTTTATGTATTTTTTGATATTTTTGAGCTTCTAATTTTTGAAGTTCTTCCTTTTTTTGTTCAATTTCTTTTTCATAATTATTAATCATAACATTATTATTTTTAAAAACACTTTTTTTATAAGCTGTTACATCTTTCACAATTCGCGGAGTATTATAAACAGGGTTTTCACAAGTATATAATAATTTTTTTTTATTTATTTTATTATATTTATTAAAATCTTGATTATCAATGTAAAAGGAGATACATTGAGATTGAAACTTAGGATCTTTTTTATCTTTAGGACAATTAATTTCAAATGAAAAACTATTCTTTATTTCATCTATTGGTAAAATTTCTTTATTTTTAGTAACTTCATTATAACATTCATAATTAATTTCTAAAAACATTTTTTCTGAACTTTGAGTTTTATTTGCCTGTATAAAACTAAAAAATATTTTTTTAGCAATAAATTTACAATTTTCACTTTTAATATCACATTCAGTATTAAAATAGTCTTGAATTGGTAATGTAGCAATATTTTTTATTCCACTAATTAAATAAATATTTATCGAAGACATATCAATAGATGTTTCTTTTTTTTTCTTAAATAAAAAATTATTATGATAATATCCATCTTTATTTATTTGTTTTCTAGAAAAGTCCATACAGTTTTTAAAATTATCTAAATGCTCAGGAGAATTGGAACTAATATAATCAAAATTATTAAAATCATTATTCATGCATCCTAAATATAAATTAGATTGATTTAAATTTTTACATGAATGATTTAATTTTTTTTCATCAAATGAACATAAATAATTATTAGAACATTGATTGTCATCATTACAATTATTATTTGACATTATACTAATAATTAACTATATATTTTTTCTTTAAATTATTAAAATTATAAATTAAATAATAAATTATAATTCTATTACACATATTAAAAAATAAATGAAATAAATGAAAATCTAATTAAAGATTAATAGTATAAGTAGAATCACCAACTAATTTACCATCTTTGTACATATCATTATTATTAGGTTCAATACTATAATTATTATTATCAATATTATTTGAAACATTATCATGATTTACCCAATTAATTTTATCATATATAGGTTTTGTAACATCAACTGAAACATTTATTTGCTCACCTCCATCAGGACTTAAATTTTGCTTTGGAGCATTTTTGTCATAATAAAAGTAACCAGGTTTAATTTCAACAGAAGTGTTTTCTTCTTCAGTATAATTTCCTTCAGAAGCTGGACAAGCACAATTATTATCTACCCAATCTTGTTTATTACCATAAACTCTTTCTTGAGCCCAAGTTTTAATTCTAGAACCAAATTGACCAATAGATGCATCTATTCTTAATGCCCTTCTATTTTCAAAAAAATTAATTAATGTAGCAAAATGAGCAATATTATATGTATATAAAATAATAAACATAAATATTACAAAAATAAGACTTATTAAAACAATAGCAATTTTGTCATTTAATTTTCCTAAAGAATATAATAAAATAACAATAAATAGAATAATACTTAATCCAAAACCAAAATATAAAGTATAAATATTTTTATCATTGTTTTGATTTACTTGATTCGTTTGTTCGATTAATCTATCTTTATTAATAATATTATGTTCTAATTCATTTAAATCTTCTAATTTTTTATTTAATCTATCATTTTTAATTTTTGCTAATTGGTCTTGTTTTACTAAAATTTCATTATTTGTATTATTTAATTGATTTTTTGATACTAAATTTAATGTTGTACTAACTGATTGTTGATTTTGAGCTTTTAATTCATTCATTTGTTGAATAGGATCAGCCATTCTATATAATAATAATTTATATTTTATTTAAAAAAAATTAAATAAAATAAACAATAAAATAATAAAATCTAAAAAATAGAAAAAACAATAATAAAATCTAAAAAAGAGCAAATTAAAAAAAAATTAATTCATTTCTTCTTCATAATTATTATATACTTGACAATATTGATCCATTTCTTCTGAATTTAAATTATTAGGATTTTTTTGACAAAATAATCTAGCTTCTTCAGTATTATTTGGTCTATAAGTACATGGAATAGTTGAATATTTACTTGAACCAGACCTCATATTTTTAGGCATATTTTTATCTGTTTCATTTCCTAACCATTTACATTGATAATATATTGTTTGAGGATAAGATGAACCAAAAAATGGTCTTGGATTTGTTTGTCCTTCTTCCGAAAGATATTCAAATTCTCCTTCAATATTATAAACTTTTTCTACAGGGACACTTCCATATTTCCATACATTTAATGAAGGGTCAATTTTTAATGATGCACCTTCATTATTTGTATAGTTAAAAGTATTTCCGGAATTGTCTTCATCATTTGATGAATTATCATTATCAGTATCACATCCTGTTGGGCATTGATACTCGGGAATTTTATCTTCTTTTAATTTCTGTGCATATGTAACCATCGCAACTTTAACTCCCTCTAATTTATTTTGTATATTAATATAACTAAATTGTTTTGCTACGTGAATATAGCAAGTAATTCCTAAAATAGCAAATAGTACTAAACACAATAAAATAAAAATATTTGATTTAATAATATTATTACTTAATAAAATGGTTAAAATAAAAACACAAATAAAAAAGTATACTATATATTGTAAAATAATAATATTTCTTTCTTTATATAAAATAACTTCATTTGTTTGAAGTATTAATTGATCTTTATTTTGTATAGTTGAATCTAGTTGTACAATATCATTATAATTTTCATTAAATTTTTTTTCATATTCATTTAAAAGTTTATTTGTAACATTATTTAAATCTGTCATACTATAAAATAATGATAGATTAATTTTTAAAAGAAATACTAAAAAAAATAATATTTATATTTATATTTATATTTATATTTATATTTATTTAAATTATAAAGACTATTAAATCCTTTAAATTAACTTTTTATTTTTTACTTTTTACTTTTTAATGGATTAAAATAAATACATATAAAAAGAATCATTAATAATATTAAAATTCCTATTAGATATAAATTATTTTTATTATTTTTATTATCAAAACTTTCTATTATATCTGTTCCAATATTTGATATTCCAACAGCATCTATTAATCCACCAATATCAGCACTATCTGCTTGGTTTTCTTTATTTAATCCATTAATATTTAAAGCATCTTTAGCATATTTCGTATCTAATAAATCATTTGTTTCATCTTCACTGAATGAATTATTTAAATTTTTCATAAGACCTATATTTTTACTTAAATTTCCTAAATTAGATTGAATTAAGTCATGATTAGGACTTGAGTTAGAATCTAAATCACCAGTTAATTCTTTTAAATTCCCTTTAAATTTATTAGAAGGATTATCAATATTATTATAAACACAATATGGGTCAGCATCAAATCCTCTTATTTTTTGGTCTTCTTTATCCATTAAATTTAAATAAGAATCACTATTAGGAAATAAAAATAATTCCCATTTTGTATTACCTCCTCTTGTTTTTGATTGCCATTGATTTCCTACAGAACCATTGACTCCACAATTTAATGGAAACCCTATTCCAGGATTATTAAAATCACAATATTTCCATTTACCTATTCCATCAATAGCATCTTGTAAATTTCCATATAATTCAAAATCTTTGTTCATAACATTATCTGTATCAGTCCAATTTTCATGAATTAAATCATAAACATTCATACCTTCTGTAGATGTTAATCTTTTATAAACAATATATTGATGATTATTTTGATAACCACTATAACCAACTCTAATAAAATAAAAAGGAGCCTTTAATTTATTTACAAAAGTATTAAATTTAGTAGCATCTTCATAAGAACCTCTTCCTCTACCAGTAGTCATTTTAACCAAAGGAGCACTTGAAAATGCTACACTTTTAACAGAATAATCATTTCTTACATACCATGGATCTTTAATATAAAATGCATTATTATTGACTCTTTTGAAAACATAATTATTAAATGGATAATTACCAATATGGACCCCATTACATGAAATACTTAACATAAAACCAGGTTGATTGTTATATTCATTTCTATATTGAATAAAATCAATTTTAAGACTTAATTGTAAATTTCTTTTTCTAAATTGACTAGGTATCCAAAAATTAATTCCAGAATTCCAAGAACGATTTGTTCCAATTCTAAAATGCATTAACCATTCTTGATTTGGAAAAATCCACATTGCGGGTCTTCTAATTCTGTTAGAATTCCCATAATGAAAAATATTTCTCCAACTAGAATTTTTATTTTGAACACTATAATCAACAACAATACTAAAATTAGGTTTTCTTAAAATAGCATCTAATGAACCTTGTTCATTCCAATCCCATTTTATACTTTTTCCATCATTTTTATTTGAACCAAAATATATTTTAGAACCATTCATATTAATTCCTAAAGAATTTAAATCAATAGCATCAGGAAAATCAATACAACTAATACCATTTTTCATTAATTTATTTTTAGTATCAATACTAAATAATCTTTCTTCTAATCCATTAAGATTTATACAGAAATCAATAGATTTTAATGCTAAACCATCATAACCCATGTCAATACATATTGTATCAGCTTTATAAGATTTCATAACAAAAATAAGTTCTTTTCTTACACTGTCTCCTTTTTTAAAATCTTCATTATTTAAATTAATAGAATTAGAAACTTTAGACCCTTTATAACTTAAATAAACATTCTTTAGCATTTTAGAACCATCCCATTCTCCATTTCCAACATTAAAATAAACAATAGTTTTAAAATTAAATGTTCCATAAGAATTTTCAATACATTTATTCAAATTATGTTTAGGATTTTCAATAATAATATTTTCTTTTTTTTGTATAAAATATGAACCAATTCTATTTAAAACATTATCACGCTTTGAACTAGTTAATTTAGACATGTTAAAATCATAATTTTTTCTAATACCACTAATATATTCATCATCTTCTTCAAAATCATTAGGAATACTATTATATAAAGAACATATTTTAGTATTTTTATCATATTCAAAACCAGCACATGGATTATATTTTGAACCATCTTTACCAACTAACAAATTTTTACATTCTTTAGCACATTGAATAGCTTTTCCAGGAGAATCATTATAAAAGTAAGGATCTATTTTTTTTAAATCACCTTTTAACTTATATCCATTTTTAATATTATTTAAAATATTTCCTGTAGAATCTAAATTTGTAAAAACACTATTATGAACATTTTTATTTCCAATATTTAATGCTGAAAATGATGTAGATGTAGATATATTATTACCTATATATGCTGGTATTTGTTGAAATTGTTCTATATTCAAATTATTTTCTTGATTCATATTTTCTTCATTTTGAATTATATTAGAACTCATATAATTTAATCATAGATTAAATTTTATTAAAAAAAAAATTATTTATTTATTTATTTTTATTATTTATCAGGTTTAAAATCTCTAACTAAATAAATATAAGTACTTAAACTTAATACGAATACTAATAAAATACCTGCAAATAATGTATAAATTAATTTTCTTTTAAAACTATTTCTTTCATTGCTTGATTTTAATGACGAATTTACTTTATTTAAATTAATTTCTTTTTCTTTAATTAATTCTATTTTATTTTTTTGTTCTTTTTGTTTTTCTGTTAAATCAATATTATATTGAATTATAGAATCAATATTAGAACTAAAATTTTCTTTATTAGACATCTACTAATATTATATATATTATTTATAATAAATTTATTAAATAAATAAATTTGATAAAATAAATAAAAATAAATAAAATAAATAAAATTTTATATAAAAATAATAGTAATTTACTAATAATTTAATTAGACTTTAAATTACCAGAATTTCCTTTTCCTCCTTTTTTTCTAAAGAATATATAGACTCCTAAAGAAGCAGTAAAAATTAATAATATTAATGCTAATAATGTATAAATTATTTTTAATTTATAAGAATTTTTATCTCTACTTACTTGTAACATTCTAGATCTTGTTAGAAATAATCTATTTTTATCAACAATAGCTTTTTCTTGTTCTAAATTAATTTCATTTTTATCAATTAAATTTTGATTTTTTTGCAAAATAGATTGCGTTAAACCATTATTAATGCCTTCACCATCATCAATTGATTCATCAACACCATCAGAATTATTATTAAATTGGTCACTTCCGAAATCACTCATATTAATAATAAGATATAAAAAAAATATAAAAAATTTATATAAATAAATAATTATAAATAATTATAGATAAAAATGAATAATAAAAATAATATTATAAGTCAGTTAAATAAATTAAAAATATCTTACTTTCATCAAACTGATAAAAAATGGCAAATAAAATCATTAATAACAGCTATTCAAAATATTGAAAAATATAATAAAGAAATTATTTCTGGAACTCAACTAAAAGAAGAAATAAAAGGAATTGGGCAAAAAATTTGTAAATATATAGATGAAATTATAGAATACGGATATATTTTAGATTTAAAGAATAAAGAAATAGAAGAAAAATCTTATAATGAATTCATGGAAATTGTTGGAGTAGGTCAATCAAAATCAAAAGAATGGATTGTAAAAGGGATTAAAAATATTGAACAACTAAAAGAAGAAATAAAAAAGAATAATATTTCTATAACAAATAATATAGAATTAGGATTAAAATATTACAATGATCTTAAAATAAGAATTCCTAGAGAAGAAATTCTTATATTAAAAAATAGTATTTCCAAAATTCTTAAGGAAATAAATAAAAATATTATTTTTGAAATTTGCGGAAGCTATAGAAGAAATGAAAAAGATTCAGGAGATATAGATTTTTTAATAAGCCATAAAAATTACAATTCAAGTTTAAAAGATTATAAAAAATATAATTTTTTAAAAAACATATTAGACAAGCTAAAAGAAAAAAATATAATAGTGGATGAAATGACAAAAAATGCAAATAAGAAATTTTTAGGTATGTGTAAAATACCAAATTATAAAACAATAAGAAGAATAGATATAATTTTTATTGATTATAAATCTTATTACAATTCTTTATTATATTTTACTGGAAATAAATATTTTAATTTATATTTAAGAAATAAATGTTTAGAGAATAATTATAGTTTAAATGAATATTATTTAACAAATTTAAATAATGATGAAAAAATATATTTAGAAAATGAAGAACAAATATTTAAAATATTAAATATAAATTATTTAAAACCAGAAGAAAGAAAATTTTTAAATAATAAAAAATAATATATTTATTATTTATAGATATGGAACTAAATGATAATAAAAAAATAAACATTGAAATGGCTAATAATAGTCAAAATTTTCTACCAGTACCTATTCCTCAAAATCCAACTCCATCTGTTGCTAAACCAAATTATTATGGAAAATCTCCTTATCCAATGGCTTTACAAGTTTCTTCTAGAAAAAATGATGAACTCCAATATCAAAATATTTTAGAACCTGCACCAAGAAATCCTTTATTAAATGTCCCTTATTCATCTAAAAAGAAAATACAAACAGAACCTTATAAAAAAGATTCTTGTTATTTAGTTGATAATAAAAAGCAAGGAGTTATTGGTTTAATGTGCAATGAAGCAGGTGGGTCCAATAATTCTAATTTTAGAAGAGGAAATACATTTGGCTTGGATTATGAATGGAATCTTTTTGATAATATTAAAACAAAAGAATATACTGTTGAACAACCAGTACAAACAGTACAAACACTTATTAATAAACAAAATCCAACAATAGTTGATAGACAATCATTATTTTATCCAACTACAAATTATTATTTATCAAAAAACCAAGATTATAAAACGTATCCTAAACCTAATAACAATACAACTAATGGAATTCCTTATTATACGTATCCATATAAAACTTTAAATAATATAGAAAAATTTATTGATTATGACCAAAATAAAAATATGTTAAATTTAATTATTATTATTTTAACTATTATTGTATTATTCGTTATTGTTTATGTTTTACATGTGACAAAAAGTAGAAAATAAATAATATTTATTATTCTTTTATTAAATAATATTTATTATTTTTATTCTTTTATAATATTTATTATTTTTATTCTTTTATTAATTATTTATTATTCTTTTATTAACTAATATTTATTATTTTTTATTTAACTAATCTATAATAAACATATTCTCCAACTTCAGGACTTTTACGAATAATTTTACAAACTTGATTTTGTTTCATCCCATAATATCTGGCAACAGGATCAGTTTTTAAAATCTTCGGTAGTTTATTTATTGTAGAACTATATTTTTCTAATAATTCTTCTTGTTCTTCATTTGTTAAAATTATATGTTTAGGTACAAATTCATGATGAGTTATATTATTAATCATATTTTTGTTCATAAAAATTTCTACATTTTTATATGTTTCTTTAGCAATTTCTTTAAAAATAGAACCATTACCTTTTTCTTTAAGCAAAATAATTAATTTTATATTTTCATCTTCATAATTTTCTATAATTTTATTTAATAAGTTCTTTAATTCTGCTTTAGGTAATGTTTTATTTTCATTATGAAAATAAATATATACTTTACCCATTTCTTTAGACTCTGATAAGTCATCAATAAATATATCTAAATTTTTATTATTAAATTTAATAGTAAAATCATCAAAATTAATTTTTTCAGAATCAGGAATCATATAATTTCTGTCTTCTAACATTTCTAATACAGTTTTTCGAACATTAAATAAGTTTTGTCTTTCAGTGAAATCCATATTTATTAATAATTTTATTTTCTTAAGTAAATCATTAAAAAAAATCAATTTTACTTTTTTTATTAAAAAATAAAATATTGAATTTGTTTATAAAATAAATAAAGAATATGTATAAAAAACATGAATAAATTAAATATATATGATAATTATACTATTGAATTAAATAAATATCCAAGAAAAGAATTAAACTATAGAATTAGTGATATAGTATTAATAACATTGTTTAGTAATATTCAACAAATAAAAAAAATATGTAATTGTTATCAAGAAGCTTATAATAGTTATAATGAAGTGAAAGATTATTATTTTACATTTCATTTTCCTATTTCAGACACATTAAATAAAAAAACATATTCAGCAAAAGAAATTATAACAATTATGAAAGAAATTAATTTTAATATTCAGCAATATCAATATAATACAAATCAACTTCAACATTATTTAAAATATAAATGCAACCCACTAGATGTTACATTATTTTTTTATTTAAAAAATAAAGAATTTTTTGAAAAATTAATAAATGATTTAGAGCAATCTAAAATATTTTATTTTCAAGGAAGAGATTATTCTATAAAGTTTAATGTACCTATTGATTTTTATAAATATAAACAATCAAATCATTATAGTGCATTAGAATTATTTGAAATATATAGTTATTCACAATATTTAGTAAAAAATAAAATAATTAAAAATTTACCACTTCCTAAATATTTAGAATAAAAAAAAAATATGTTATTAATATAATAATGACAGACTTAGGACCTACTTATCCAGTTGATAGCTCCCCATCATACAATATTAAAAATAATCCTTCTGTATTTAATTTTAAAGGAAATAACTTAACTAAATTAAACTACTTAAGACAAGTTTTATTAGCCATTTCTTTCAATCAAGATTTTCTTTTAGTCGCCTTAGACTTAAAAAATATGGGAAGATCTTATTATAATCAAAACCCTAAAAGATTTTGTTCCACATTAAGATTAGGTGCTGTAGATGGTTTTGCTGGAAAACAAATGACTGTTTATTTAAGATCTCCGGGTGGTTCAATAGCAAATTCAATAAATTACGTAAAATATGACTATACAACAAAAACACCCTTATTAAGAGTATTAGAAAAACAAAAATTACCTGCATGTTGGTCTAATGAAGTACTTGGAGGAACAGGAAAATGTGCTCAAATATCAACATCTCCTGCTAATGCTTCTACAAAATTGACACCAAATGAACAAGTATTATATTATTACATTAAAAATGCTGATTTTTTTACAAGAATGTTAAAATTACTCGTATCTTCCTTTTATGATCATGCTGTTCAAAGATATCAATGTTATACTTTAACTTTACCATCTGATTTATATACTGGTACTCATGCAGAAAGAAGTTATACTGTTACAGGAGATTACTTAAGAGCTATTTATTCTACTTTCTTAAGATATCAAAGATTAGGTTCATCTATTAAACTTCCTCAACCAATTAACTTAAATGTTAATTATGATATTGATACTACTTTTGATAACTTAGATAAAAAAGAAATGATTCATGACATGAATGATGATTCTAATAGTTTCCCTATTTAAAATAATTATTAATAATAAAATAAATTAAAATAAAAATTATTTAAAAATATATATATTTATTATTAATTATATATGTTAAATATACAAGAAAATAATAAAAATAAAAATAATCAAGAAAATAAAGAAAATAAAAATTTTGTTCTTCAATGTCCTCATTGTGAAGATTTTGTTTTCATTTATAAAAAAGAGTTTAATTGCAAAATTTTTAGACATGCTTATTACAAATCTAATCATCAACAAATAGAACCACATTCATCAAAAGAAGTATGTGATAATTTATTGAAAGAAAATAAGATTTATGGTTGTTCTAAACCATTTAAATTAATTGAAAATAATCAATTATACAAACTCGAAAAATGTGATTATATTTAATATACTAAAATCATTATTTATTATAAAAATCATAATTATAAGATTTATTGTATTTTTCTATATAATTTGTTTTCATTAATTCAATACTAATTTTATCTAATTGTAAATCATTCATATAATTCACATAATTATTTATTTCTTTTTGATTTGTCTTATAACAATCCATATAAAAATATATAATATAATCTAAAACTGTCCCAGATATTTTACAATACCTGGATAATTCCATTTTTATGATTTGCGATTTTAAATATTGATTTTGTATAGTTAAATCATCAATATATAATAAATAATAATAATAAGATTGACGTAATATACTTTTAGATTCAAAAAATATATTATTTACTCTAATTAATTCTTTTTCATCATTTATATTTTGATTTATTTCTGAAATAGTTTTTTCAACATAACAAAATGGAATAATATCATATTCATTTTTGATATAATTAAATCTTCTAAAATAATATGGAATTTTTTTAAACATATCCTTTTTTATTTGTGTCATTCTATTATTTAAAAAAATTATATAAGTTCGTAGTTCTTCTAAAAATAAATTATATTTTGACAAACCAATTAAATAATTATCATTCATAAATAATTGTTTCAACATTACTAAAAAATATGATATATGATAAAATTCATTTCTATTTAAAAAAGAAACATATGTCAATAATTTTTTAGTTAATTTATTAAACAATTCATTATTATTTATTTTATTTTCTAAATAAACTGATTGATTATAGATCAAATCATACAATATATCTAATAATTTATTTATATCCATGATTAATTAATGTTTTACATATATTATTTATAAATCAATTTTTTCCATTTAAATTTAAATTTTAACTAATCAATATTGACTATAAATTTGTATAAAGAAATAGTCTTTGTATCAGAACTTCAACCCATTCCAAAATTGTATTCACGTGTTACTGGATAACAAAATGGTAATATAACAAATAATATAGGAAATATTGACAAGAATATTAATGCACATATAATATCTGCAATAAATTGAGTTGGAAATTTATTTGTATCGTAACACAAACACTCATAAGATGATACACTTGTGTAATCTTGATGAATATTTTCTCCCCATCCTTTAATATTAATGACTGTTGGATTACAATCACAATTGTTATGAGCATTCATTCCTTTAAATTTAGGAATATAATCTTTTTTTTCATCACAATCAACAACAATTTTTTTGCTATTAACAATAGATGAATGTAAAAAAAACAACATAAAAAATAAAAGTAAAACTGATGAAAAAGCAATCATGATAGAAATATGTATTTATATATAATATTTTGTATTATTTAGTATTATTTAGTATTATTTAGTTTCGATTTTTTTATACATAAATTCTATTTATACATAAATTCTATTTATACATAAATTCTATTTATACATAAATTCTATTTATACATAAATTCTATTTATACATAAATTCTATTTATACATAAATTCTATTTA